CTGACCGGCACCGGTGCGCTCAATGCCGGCGGAGTGCAGGTGCTGTCCATCTCCCAAGCCACCAACTACAAGGGAAACTTCAATGCAATCTTGGGGTACACCCTTGGTGATCCGCGCCTCCTTGTGTATGCCACTGGGGGCTTGGCTTTTGGTGGAGCAAAGCCCAACCTTTCTGTGGGAACGCTCACTGCAGCCGCTAGCGATACGTCAGTCGGATGGGACGTTGGCGTGGGGCTGGACTACGCGCTGGGAACCAACTGGGTGATCGGCATTGAGGGCGGATATACGCAGCTCGGCACCAAATCGCTGACGCTCGGGACGCTCATCACTTCATCGACCCCGCTCAACTTCGTGTCACAGAATATTCACCTGATGTACAAGTTCTAGGACTTGTCGATCCCCTACCTGACCCAAAGCCCACACGACGGGATTGACGAGCGGGGCCCCGAGGTTATCCTCGGGGCCTTGTTCGTTGTGAGGGGCTTGGGTTGCTGACGGAGGCCGCAAATGGCGAACGGCAACGACTACAACGGCAAGAGCATTCCGGTTACCCGTGAGCTGCTGATGGCTTGGGGCTTCCGGGCCCTGATCTTCGTGCTGACGGCGATTCTCATCCCGGTCGCTCTGTCGGTCCTCGGGGGGATATCGACCAAGTTCGACGACGTAGTGACCTCGGTCCACTCCCATGACACCAAGCTGGAGCTATTGTCACAGGACGCCCAGGACATTAAAAGCAGGATCTCCGACGTAAAGTCCGCGGTGCAGGATCATGAGGGCCGAATCCGCGCCCTGGAGCGGGATGGCAAGGGGAACGGCAGATGAGGCGACCGCCGATTCGGATGCCTGACCGGGAGGAGGATCTCCCGCGGGAGGTCTACGAAGAGGTGCCGAGCGAAATCATCCTTCCGCCGCCGCCCGTCATCGATGCCGGGATTGCCAAGTTCCAGGAGCTGGCGAAGCTCCACTGGCCCTCCCAGGAGGGTGGCTTCAAGCTCACCGGCTTCGACATGCGCAACGACAGGCAGCTCAGAATCATGCTGGGGCTGGTCTATATGGCAATGAGGGGAGCGGAAAATGGGGAGCCTTCCTAGCCCGGTCAACCTGGTTACGCCCGGCCAGCCGCTGGTCGGCACCGGTAGCGTCAACGTTATCGGGCCGAATCTGACCCGCGCCGGGCTCTACGTGTTCAACCCGGGGAACACCAACGTCATCTGGATCACCCCGCAGACCACGGCGCAGACGCCCCTAAATCCCGGCGGCCAGAACAACCCGGCCGTCGTCGGTGGCGCCGGATGCATCCCGATCCAGCCGCAGCAGGGGCTGATGCTCGGGCCGCCCAACAACATGCCGAACTTCACCAACGGGCTCAACGCCATCGCCTCGGCTGGCTCCAACAACCCGTTCACGATCTGGGAGTTCTACCCATGAAGACCATCCTGGGGCTGGCCGGCTTCTGCCTGGCCGGCGGACTGCTCACCCTGGTGACCGCTGATGCGCAATTGCCGCAGGTGACGGTGGTGGGGCCGATCACGGTGGGGCACTGCGTCGGGTTCCTGTCAACGCTGCAATTGACAGATAATGGGCAGGTATGCCCATCAGGGGCCAGTGGTTCGCTTGTGACCGGAGGGTTCAATCAAATCCAGATTGCCGGCGCCGGGACCGGAGTCTCTCCTGCTGTCATAAGCCAGGGAGGGGACGCCAATGTTTCCATGAACCTGACCACTAAAGGCTCCGGGTCCTTCGCGTTCCAATCCAACAGCTTCGCCAACACCGAATTCGTCGTTGCTCCGGGCTCTGGCAATGATGTGAATCATTTTCAGGTTAACGGGGCGGCAACTGGTTCACCTCCAAGCTTTGTGTCTATTGGATCAGATACAAACATTGGCGTGACGATTGCGGCCAAGGGGAACGGCACTACTGGTTTTTTTTCTAACGGCGGGAACAACACCGAATTCGTCGTTGCGCAGGGCTCTGGCAATGATGTGAATCATTTTAAAGCAGTTGGAACAGGAACTGGTGGATTTCCAGGACTGCTTGCCGATGGCACTGACACCAATATTGGTATGAATCTAGCCACAAAAGGAAGCGGACCGACTTCCTTCCAGTCCAACACCTTCGCCAACACCGAGTTCGTAGTTGCGCAGGGCTCTGGCAATGATGTGAATCATTTGCAGGTGGCCGGGTCAGCAACGGGGGTAGGGCCAGTTTTATCCGCAGTCGGCTCTGATGCGAACATTCCAATGGGGTTTACGGCGAAGGGAACATCTCCGTTCATATTTTTGCCAGGCTCAAGCAGCCCGGCGGTCAACTGGAATGGGCTGACTAGTGGTACTGCAACGATTGGCGTGGGTAACACCGGAGGGCATTTTAGCGTAACCAGCAACTCCACCCCCTCCCTGACCGCCGGCTGCAATGGTGCTGGCTCCAGCGTAACTGGTAGTGACCTTAACGGTACCGTCACCGGCCAGACTGCCGCGGCTACGACCTGCACGCTGACATTTGCTACGGCTTATGGGACAACTCCAAACTGCGTGGTGTCCGGGCAGAACTCCCCTCTAACCGGCGCCTTCACGCCATCCACCGCCACACTAGTCGTCAACTTCGCCTCCACCGCCAACTACAAGTGGTCCTACGTCTGCTTCGGGACATAAATGGCAACGCTGCCGCTGCTCAGGGTTTCTCCGTTCCCCAAGGAAAGGTTTCTGAAGTTCCTTTCCCGCCTGCGCATACAGACCAAAGACTTCGGCATGGTGCCGATAGAGCTGCTTGGCACGCAGACCTATGTGCTTGACTGCATGTGTGAAGCGCTGGAGCGCGGCGTCACGACATTCTACATCCTCAAGGCGCGCCAGCTCGGCATGACCACGTTCTTCATCGCCTTGGACCTGTTCTGGGCGATGGAATATCCGGGCCTGCTGGGGTCGTTCGTGACCCACACCGATCAGGCCAAGGCCAACTTTCGCAACATGATCAAGATTTTCTTCGCGCACCTGCCGCGAACCCACAAGATCAAGTGGGAGCAGGAAAACCGCGATATGATCGTGCTGCAGAATGGGTCACTGCTCCAGTACCTTGTCGCTGGAACTAAGGAGAAAACTAAGGGTGGACTTGGCCGCAGCAGCGCCAACAACTTCATACACGCGACGGAGGTCGCCTTCTGGGGTTCGCCAGACGATCTCAACGAGCTTTCCGCCACCATGTCCACGCACTACCCGCATCGTCTCAAAGTCGAAGAGACTACAGCCAACGGGTACAATTTCTGGCAGGAGCGCTGGAGTGATGCTGAGGAAGACCCAACGATCTGCCGCATCTTCGTCGGCTGGTGGAGGCATGACCACTACCGTTACACCGAGGATCATCCATGGTTCCTCACCTATATGCCGAAGGGGAAGGACACGCCACTGACAAAGCTGGAGCGTAAGCGCGTCAATGAGGTGAAAAAGCGCTACGGATTCGACATCAAGCCTGACCAGATCGCATGGTACCGCTGGAAGCTTGAGTCGGATGTCCAGGATCAGACCAAGATGGACGAAATGTTCCCCTGGCTGGAGGAGGACGCCTTCGTTGCCACCGGTGCTCAGTTCTTCCTGGCGCAGCAGATCACCGAGTCGATGCGCGCATCGGCAAAGACGCCGTTTCTGCCGTTCCAGTATGAGATGGGCGACCACTGGAAGGATACCCGCGTAGTAGCGGTGCGCGACAAGCGGGCCACGTTGAAGGTGTGGGAGGAAGCGGATGCCAAGGGATATTACGTCATCGGTTGCGATCCGGCTTACGGCAGTGGTCCTGAGGCGGACTCTACTGTCATCAACGTCAGTCGTTGCTACGCCGACCGACTTGTGCAAGTGGCGGAGTTTGTATCCCCTCTCATCAGTACCTATCAATGCGCCTGGGCGCTATGCCACCTTGCTGGGTACTACAAAAACGCCGATTACAACTTGGAAATCACAGGCCCCGGAGAGGCGGTGAAGAATGAGATCGACAAACTACGTCGTGATACTGCCCAGATGTACGATCGTATGCCCGACGGCACTGTCAACTACGATCTGCGAAATGTGCTTACATTTATGCGGGTATATCTCTATTCGCGCATCGACAGCATCAATCGCGCTCCCACAGCCATACATTGGAAAACCTCCGCTGCCAACAAATTTGCCATAATGGCTTCTCTGAAGGACGCCTTTGAGCTTCACGTCTACGATATCAAGTCGATGTTCCTGCTCAATGAGATGAAGACCATCGTGGTCAACGGCGGGTCGGTGGAAGCCGAGGCCGGCAAGAAAGATGACAGGGTGATGGCGGCGGCGCTGGCCTTTGAGACATGGCGCAAGTCGGTGCGGCCCAAGCTTGAGGCCATAGGCTTGACTTATAAGTCAGTACAGGAGGAAAAGGAGGGCAAGGGTCCGAGCCTGGCGCAGAAACTTGCCATTAACTACCTGGCGCGCCAGGGGATTGTCCTGCCGAGGCACCTGCAATGAAGGATGATTTGAGAGTCGATATCAGGGCGCAACTGCCGATAGACTTCAAGCAGGGCACGGAGCCCGATCCGGTCGAAGAGGCCAAGGAATATCGCGACAAGCAGTGGTTCGTGCAGCATGTGGCGGCGTCGACCACCTGCTATCACTGCAAGAAACTCAGCCCAATCATTCACGTCCGCTGGGAGCCATTCGGCAAGATCGCCTTTGGCGACCCCCGCATGCTGCGGCACGGCAACGTCCGCTATACCGATATGACACGCGACGTGCAGATGGCGTTCGCGGAGTATGGCTGGAAGTTCCAGAAGCACCGCTCCTTCTGCCCGACCTGCAAAGGAATGGGGAGTGTATAGGATATCGCACGACATCCAGCACCGGCGCTTCCGCGCCCCTATGGGTGAGGATGAGATCAGGCGCTGGCTGATGCGCTTTCAGTACGACCAGGAATTCCGCAACAAGGGCCGACGCACCGTGCCGTTCGTATCCTTCTGCGAATTCGCCGGGGTCAGCCGCTACGCGGTGTACGATTTTATTCGGCGCAAGAGCGGCCTCTCGGAGACGACGCGGCGCAAGCTGACGGTGGCGATCGAAGAGGTGCAGGCGGGGCTGCGCTGGAAACGCAAGCCGGATCACGGCTATCATCCGGTGCGACAGTATCAGCGAATGGGGGATGTGGCTTGATCTATCGGACGTTCGCCTGCCTCAACCGCAACTGCCTGCACGAATTCACGGTGACCGACCAGGAGGCGGCGCCCTGCCCGCGCTGCTCCGGCGCCCGCACAAAATGGGTCCCGCGCACCACCGGCGTGATATCGGGGAAGACGCGCCAGGCCGATCAGGCGGTGCGGGAATTGCGGGACGCCTATGGAGACAAGAACTATAACTCACCGCGAATCGGGCAGCGGGCGGAGCCGCGGCACAATCCCGTTGTGGTACCGGGTAAGGGTCGGAAGTTTGCTCCTGCGGCTAACCCGACATGGGCCACGGAGCTGCCGACGACGTCTGACGGGAAGCTTTACGACGGAGCTTACTGCGGTACCACCGGCGTCACCGCCAAGGTGTCTCATGGGGTAGGCAATTCGGCCGCGGCGATCCCGGTAGCCAAGAATTCGGCCAGCCGCACCGGCGCTATTCCGAAGTTCGAAGCGTCACACAGGCCAAAGCAATGATCATTCCCCGGTCGAAAAAGGCGCGCGACAACTTCATAGATGAGGTTGCCGACATCTGCCTGGCATCACGCCGCGACCGCGATCAGCTCTATGCCATGCGCCGACGCTTCATCGACTACGGAACCAACGATTATGTCATCGAATGCAAGTACAATCGTCTGGAGGCACACCTTGATCTAGTGACATCGTTCCTCTATGCGCCGGATCACGCCCGTTACATGATCGCGGCGCCGCGCAATTCCAACGATAATGTTGTTGCTCAGATCGAAGCCCTGGAGGATGAGTGGAATGACACATTTAGAGATTGTGGCCTTGCCTACCTGTTCTCCGACTGCGTCTTCTGGGCCCTCGGATTGGAGGCTATGTTCGTTAAACTTGGATGGAATGATGCAAGAAACGACCTTTTCGGGAAAGCCTTTCTACCGACTGACTTTGCCGTCTATGATGAAACCGAGCCAGACCTGGATAGCCAGGAAGCTTTCATCCATACTTACTCTCTCAACTGGTCTAATGCCGTGCAGCGGCTTATCCGCGCAGGCAAGAAGGCAGAAATAAAGAAGCTGCGGCGCTATCCGGGCGCCTACAACGAGGATTTGCCGCCGGTTCTCTCCAGTCTGATCATCAATGCGACCGGCGGACCCAATCTGACCGGCGCCATGCTTGGCCAGGTGTCATCCGATCTGCAGCCGCGGCCTACATACACATCAAACACCGAAAATCCGACCGTTCGCTTCCACGAAATCTGGGTGTGGGACGACAATTGCAACGACTATGCGCAGTTCATCAAGGCTGACGGCATCGACGGCGTGCTTGCCGACAGCCGGGAGACGATCGAAGTCATGCGCAAGGCCGATGAGGAGTTCGCCGCGGAGCGCTACAAGTCGGAATCGAACATATTTGGCCTGGAGCAGGAGCACCCCTTCGTCCCGATCATCCCCTACAAGCGCCCGGACTACTTCTGGGGCAAGGCGCACAGCGAAATCCTGATCCCGCTGCAGGTGTGGACCAACGAAAGACTGCAGCAGATCGCCGATTTGCTGGAGCAGAACGTCGATCCATCGAAGGTTGGCTCCGGTTTCTCGGGGATGACCGACGAAAAGATGGACGCCTTCGGGGGGCCAGGGTCCTTCGCCCTGGACCAGATGCCTGGCGCCAAGATCGAAATGCTACGCCCACCCGTAGTCCCGGACCTTTTTGCGGAATTCAAGGAGATCGGGACCATCTTTCTTGAGGCTTCCGGGCTCACGGAGATGCTGATGGGCCGCGGTGATCAGGGCGTCCGCGGTGAGAAGCAGGCTAAGAAGATGGTCATGACGGGCAGCGGGCGCATTCGCAAGGTAGCCGTCGGCCTGGAGGAGAGCCTGGTGAAGGCGGCGGAGATTGGCATCAAGTTGGTGCAGCGCAATTCCACGGAGAGAATGCGCACCGATACCGGGCAAATCCTCCTTCCGGCGCAGGTTGCCGAACCAAAGCTCAAGATTCGCGTCGCCGGCCATTCTCATTCTCCCTTGTTCGCTGATGAGTCGAAGGAAACCGCGGCGGGGTTGTTCAAGTCGCAGGCGATCGACCGCGAATTGCTGGTCCGCATGCTCAATCCGCCGAATGCAGACGCCATCATCCACAAGCTGCGCAAGCGCATCAAGGCCGAACAGCAGCAGGCGCAGGAGCAGGCGAAGCTTGGCGTAGTGCCGGGCAAGAAGCCGAGGCCAGCGCATGCCGCCTGATGAGGAAAAGGGAATAACCCTCGGAGGCCCCTTGCCAATTCTGCCGGAACAGCAGAAGGCGTCCGATCCATCTTCCTTCCTCAATCCGATGCCGGGTGTGCCGACCATGGCGGCACCACCAGCTGGCGCCTTCGCGCGCCCGCAGGGACGGCCGCTGGCGGGAATGGAAAACAAGTATCAGAACAAGGCTCTTAACCCGCGCGGACCGACCCAGCGGTGGTCAGGCGTCGAAGTCCAGCGCCTCTACAAAGCCGCCAAGGACGGCCTGAGCCCGACCGAGCTGCAGGAGATTTTCCCGAACAGGACAATGCGATCGATCCAGAACCAGATCGAAAGGTTGTTCGGCGGCTTTCGAAAGCTCCGCCCGAGCAAAAGTCGCTATCCTCTTCTGAAGGATGACGAATTCAGCCAAATGCATCCAGAGCTGCAGAAGATGATTAACGAACCAGCTCCCGATCTAACTGAGGAATTTGCTTAAAAATCAGTGCTATCCTCCTGATGTAGATCGTCAACCACTAACAACAGGAGGTAAGAATGGCCCGTCGCAGGCGTCACCGTCGTCGGCGTT